GTTTCCCAGTCACGATCCTGGGGTGTGGACGACGTAGGGCCGGAGGGCGGCCCGCCAGTCATCCACTCCCCAGAAGTCGTGATCATCCGACATGTGGGTAGCTTGACCGAGGATCTCCGGCGCGTGCTCGTGAGCCGTGATGAACTCGATAGACGCCTGGAACAGCTTCTCGCTGTCAGCGGCCAGGAGGAGAGGGCTCTGCGATACCGACTCCAGCAACGGAGCTTTCCCTGATTTAAGCGGCATTCTGCTGGTCCTCTTCGTTTCCTTCGCCGACTTCGCGCGGGCTACCAGAGGCAGCATTTACACTATTATCCTCGACGAGGACAATACCGCGCTCCTCCCGGTCGTCAGCCTCACGCTCCAACTGCGCGTAGACCTTGCGCCAGTCCTTGCCGAGGCGGGCGAGTTCGTCTTCATGGGTGGACAGGCCGTACTTGATCCGAAGGACCGCAGCCTGCGTTTCCTTCAGCTCGTCGATCTGGCCGCGAGATGCACCGATCCAGTCGCACGAGGCGAGAGCGTCGAACATCATGTTGAGCGAGCCGTCGGTGTAGAGGAGCGCCGCCTTGCTGGCCGGGAACGTCCGCAGCCGGTCATTGTTGATGGCTTCCTCCAGCCACAGCCGGAAGACGGCAGTAGCGAACTCGTCCGCGACGAACTTCTTCCGGCTCTGGAGGAAGCGCCACGTGTTGGCCATCGCTGCCCGAGCCGAGGAGTAGTTGGTCTTGGTGTAGTCGCGGGACAGCTCTTCGTAGGAGATGCCCAGGATCGCAGCGATGTAGCGCAGGAGCGACTGTTCGAACTCCTGACCGACACCGCCAGGAGCACCGGCGGGCCGGAGCTGGAGCTTGGTGCCGGGGAACATGTGCGGGACCTTGACCCCGTCCATCTTCAGGTTGTTCGCCGAGCCGGTGTATTCAGCAATGGCGGCCAGATAGGACTCCGCATAGTCTGCGATGGCCTCGCCGGTCGAGCCGCCCATCTGCGCGTAGGCCACCTCCGCCGGAAGCTCGGACTCGATGCTGGCCGCGTACATCGCGTTAACGACGGCGTTCTGGAGCGTCACGTCCCGGAACTTGCGGGTGATCTTCAGCTCTTTCAGACCGGCGACCATGTCAGAGACCGCGCGGGTCTGATCGACGCGCTGTTGCTCGCGAATGTGGATAACCTGCTGACGGCCCCACGGCTTCTCAGCCTTCACTTCCCTGAAGCGATGCGAATCATTGAAGGACGCGAAGTCCGGGATGTCATGCTGGTGGGCACGCCGAATGAAGTAGGAAACCGCTGCACCCCAGCGATCCTTCTTAATCCCTGCGCGGATCGTGGCGTCCCCCACACGGTCGGGCGGAGTCGCCAGTCGATCCGTGTCAACCATCTGGATCGCGGTCTTGTACTCGCGCCCCTTCTGCGTGATCCACTCACACGTCGCCAGCACCTCGGAGCCGGTCGCATAGACGCCGACAGCAAGCCGGATCATGGAGGTCAGCGTGTGGTTGCGAGACGCGTCCATCCACTTGCGCGGGGACTCCGCGAACAAGGTGAACTTCGCCTCGGCTTCTCGCTGGAACTCGGCGGCCCAATCCTCGGTGAACTCGTCCGGCAGCGCTTCCACGTTGGGCTTGGCCGACAGGAAGTAGAGCGAGCCGACGATGCCGTCCTTGTGGATCGTCGCGCCGCCCTGGACGTAGCCGTCGTTCCGCATGATGTCGCGGGATCGCGCGTCATTGAGGTCCTTGTCCGGCAGGATGTCGAGGTCGGCTGAATTGAGGGGCGGGGTCCAACCGGCCATCTGCCGGTCGCTCCGCCGGATCGCGTCGTTGACGCCGCCGGTGAAAGCCATCTCTTTCGGGGGCGTCCCGACGAGGGCGTCAACGACCGCCGCGATCTCTGGGTCTGTCCTGATATCTGCGCTCACAGCATCACTCCCATCGGTCCAGGAATGCAGAGAGTTCCGAGCTGCTTTTTCAGCGACAGGATGTACGCCGCGAGGCGCGTGCTGTTCGCAGCCGTGTACTCGATCCGCTCGCCGTTCTGGTCAACGAAGACCCGAGCCGAGCGGCCCATCTGCAAAAGGTGGTAGGCTTCCTCGGCTTCCGTGAGACGGCGCTGGAGCACTGCTTTCTGTTCTGTCGTCAATGCCATATTGCTGGTCCTTACGCCAAGTTGCTGGCGAGCTTCGCCAGCGATCCGCGTTTACGGGTCTTTGGTTGCATCGGCATAGTATCCGTTTCAGGGTCAAAGACCAAGTCATTAAGATCCCATTCTTCGGCCCAGGACGGAGGGTCCTTCCACTCCAGGGTCTCCAACCTGATCTTGGTCGAGAGCGTTGCACCGACGTAGTAATACAGAAGGTCCCAGCTCTCGTTCCGATAGTTCTTCGGGTTCTCCCACCCCTTGTGCGTTTTGACTTCGACCGTCAGCTCGATAAAGAAGTTGTCGTCGAGCCACTTGGGGAAGTTGATCCTGCCGCCGCCCGGCTCCGTCCTGTCGAGCATCTTATCGACCTGATCTTTGAGCGCGTTCGAGTTGAGGAACAGCACCGGGATCTCCCCGCGTGCTCCCGCGTGCCGATCCTTCCGCTGGCTATCCGGGTACCGAAGAAGCACACGCGGCGCTTTGGGGTTCGGATCACCCTTGATCAACTGGAAACGCTCGGCCATGCCGGGCAACCACTCGTACTCGCCTTCCTCCAACTCGGCACTCTTGTCGTCCTCGTCGTATTCCTCCGGCGTCTTCTTCAGCCACCGGTAGAAGTCGTAAGCCTTCTCGGTCACACCGGCACGACCGCCAGAGTCACAGACCGTCAGTTTGATGCCCATGCGACGACCGCTGCCGTCCATGAGGGGGTAGCTTTTGGCGAGTACCTCGGAGACCAGAATTTTCCAGTCCTCCAGGTACGCGCCGGGATTGACGTACCGGTGCTCGCCATCCTCGTCCAGCCTCTTCGACTTGCGGATCTCGAACCGGTCAATGATCGTCACATCGCGACCGACGTTGACGCCGTGCACCTGGACGATGAACCGGTTCTTCTGCACGTCGATAGCCGCGATCAGGAACCGAACGCCCGGCGGGATCTCGCGTTCGCCAATCTCTTTCGCTCTCGCTTTGATGTCTTCCGGCGACCGCTCTCCGGCCTCGGATCTCAGGGTGTAGGGATTACCTTGGTCGGTGTTGACCGTGGTCTTGAGGGCTTCTTCTGTGCCGGTGTTCTCGTACTCGGCCTCTGCTGTTAGATAGTTGAAGACGAGCGTTTTCCAAGAGGCAAAAGACGCCGCAACACCTTTTAGCCAAAAACTGGCGATCTCGGACCGGGCACCGACGCCTTGGATCTCGCCGGACGGGAGCCAGATCTGGCCGTCCTTGATCCAGCGGCCCTGCCGGTTCATCTCGTGCTTGCCGGGCATCCCGCCCATGGGGTCGTGGTGGTAGTCGATCTCGCAGAACGGGCAGCGCAGAGAAGCCATCTCCGCCGCTTCCACGAAGTCCTCACTGTCCGGGTAGTGGAGGAGGTTGAAGTCCGGCTCGAACGTGTTCTTGCACTCGACGCATTGCCAGTACCAGCGCCGCCGGTCGCCGCGATTATAGAGCGCGAGGATGCCCTGCGTCGGCGGTGCTTGGTGCTTGCTGCTGCGGACCCACTTCGGGTTATCGACGATGAAGCCCGGCGAACTCTCTGCGGCACACATCCCGTAGGATCGGAAGGTGGTCGCACGCTTCTTGGCCAAGTCGAAGGGCGAGCCTTCGCCGTCCACGTCCTGGTCCATACGGTCGTAGTCCGTCAGCCACAGTCGGGGGATCGGCTTACCGGAGAGTTCGTTGATCGTCGGCCAGGACAGCGTGAGGAGCATGCCGTTGGCGTACTGCTTGTCGAAGGTGTTGTCCGCGTCCCGGCGCTGGATCATCTTTTCCTTGACCGCGCGCGTTGACCGGTGGAGCCGGTCGATACGACGGAGGGAGAAGTCGCGAGCTGTGGTCTGCGACGTCTGGATCAACATCATGTCCGCCGGGTCGCAGAGCACCGAGTAAGTCTGCCAGTTGAGGAAGATGTCGGTCTTGCCGCACTGCGCCGGACCGGCGAACACCATGCCCTCGTAGTCGGTCGAAGCGAGCACGTCCATGACCTCGACGAGGTACGGCGTGGTCTCGTTCAACCAAGGTCCGGTGTAGGCTCCGGGGTTGTTGAGCTTACGATATTTTGCTGCGGCCTCGCTGACGGTCAATCGCTCGGGCGGTCGCACCGCCTCCGCCACCTGGACCATGATGTCTTCCAGAAAGAGACGCTTGCGATTGGACTCGTCAAATAAGGCTTGTAATGTCGTCATCGTCGTCTTCTTGTTCTTCTTGCGCCTCGCCCAGCATCTCCGAAAGTTCGTCGAGCTGGTTGGGCGTGCGTTGGAACTCCGCATGGTCCAGAAGCGCCTCGTAGACCTGCTGCTGGAGACTGTCCGACAGGGTGCGGATGAGGTTCTTCTGGTCCTTGCTGAGTTCGACTTGCCGCTCGACCGTGTCCGTCCAGAGCTGGACCGTGGACTTGATCAGTTGGAACACGTTGCTGAAGACCTCCCGGACCCTGCCGGTCCTCCAGAGATCGCCCGCGTTCTCCTCCCACTTCTGCCGCTTCAGGGCCGCGCCCCAGAACGCGTCCTGGAAGGCCGGGGGCAGATCGGCGGACTTCAGGCTCTTCAGAAATTGCTTGCTGTCGAAGGCGGGCTTCACGAGGTACTGGCAAGCCTGCGGGAGGTCGTAGACGTACCCGGCCTTCCTGCGGTGCAGCGGCGGGCAGTCCGCGAGCCGGGCCTTCACCGTCTTGGGGTCCATGTTGAAAACCTGCGCGAGCCACGACACGGACACGCCGCGCTTCACGTCCTCGACCAGCATGCCGGTTGCTTCCGGTTCTTCTTCGCCTCGCCTGGACGATGTCAGCTTCGCCAGCACGTGTGAGGCGGTCGCTTGGTTCAACTTACTTCCTCGCATTTCTGCACCCGTTTATACGCGATCCCATAAACACCTATGCGGCGGCTTGCTGGAGCAACACCCGAACCTCGTTCGTGATATCGTCCTGCGTTGCGCCTCTGGTCTCCAGAACTCTCAGGACCCTTTCGTCCACAGTGCCCTCGGTGATGATCCGGTGGAGGAAGACCTTATCTTCCTTCTGGCCGGACCGGTGGAGGCGCTTGCGGAACTGCAAGTACAACTCCAGAGACCAAGTTAGACCGTACCACACTGCGATGTTGGAGCCATGCTGAAAATTCAATCCATGCCCAGCCGATGCCGGGTGTGTGAGCAAAAGCTTGATCCGGCCCGCGTTCCAATCGCGGTTGTCGTTCTTGCTCTCGCCGTAGATCCGAACGAACGGGAAGCGCTTCTTGATCGCCGCCTTGTCGAACTGAAAGCTGTAGGCACAGAGGATCGGGCGACCCTCGGCTTCCTGGATAATGCTGTCCAGCACGTCCAGCTTCAGATCGTGGATCTTCTTGACTTCCTTGTCTTCCAGATAGAGCGAGCCGTTGGCGAACTGGAGGAGCTTATTGGTCAGGACCCCGTTGTTGATGGCCTCCAACATCTGCGGGTTGCCCTCGTTGTCCCGGACCTCGATAGCCATCTCCCGCTGGAACTCTTTGTAGAGGTCCATGTCGCGCGGCTTCAACTTGACCCGGTGGTCCACGGGGATGAGGGGCGGCAGCTTCAGGTAGTCTTCCTCGCGCAGCGAGTAGAAGATGTCCTTGATCTCCCGCATGATGCTCGCCTCTGCGGACGGCAGGGGCTCCACCCCGTACCCGTTGTCCGCAGGCCGGAACCAGCGCTTTTTGTAGGCCGTGATCGACGAGCCGAGGCGTCGGCCCTGATCGAGAAGATAGATCGGCCCCCAGAGGTCGATCAGGCCGTTCGGGGCAGGCGTCCCGGACAGCTCGACGATCCTCTTGAACTTGAACCGAACGCGGCGCAGCGACCCGAGTTCGGTCAGCTTCTTGGCGGGCATGGACCCGTCTGCACGCGGCTGGGGGTTGGTCCGCTTACGGCCCGACTTGAGACGGCTGGCCTCGTCGTAGACCAGCATATCGTAGACCCACTTCCGCGTGCCGGTGAACTCCCGCAGCCAGCGCACGTTCTCCCGGTTGATGATCGTGATCTGTGCCGGTTGGTCCAGCGCCGCGCGCCGTTGCTTCTCCGTGCCGGTGACGATCCGGTACGTGAGGTGGCGGCTGAAGGTCCACTTGGCAATCTCCTCCGGCCACGTGTTCTCTGACACGCGCAGCGGGGCGACGATCAGAACGTTGGTGATGAAGCCCTCGTCGAGCATCACCTGGATAGCTTTCAGGACGGCAGCGGTCTTGCCGAGTCCCATCTCCGCGCCTAGCAGAATATCCTTCCGCATGATCAGCTTGGACATCCACTTCTGGTAGGGGCGGAAGTCGCTGTAGTCGAGGATCTTCTCCGGCGGGCCGTAGACCAGCTCCAGCGCTTCGAGATCCGTCAGAGGGAACTTTGGCCGGTACTCAGGATCGCCCAGGATGAGCATGGACGCTTCTTTGCCGATGCGTCGGGCGAGGGACCGGTGGACTGCTAGAGGGTGACAGCTCATTGCCAGCCAAGGACCTCCTGGGCCAGTCTGCGCGGATCGTTATGCCCGCAGGCGATCTCCTCCAGCGCAGCGATGTAGGGGTCCTTGATCAGCGGCTCTTGCAGGTACCGCATGGCCTTGTCCACGGAGTCCGCGACATAGACCTCGGCTCCGGCTTCCCGCATCCTGTCGTGCTCTAGGGTCTGAGATCTCCGAGGTACCTTTCCGGGTGCCTTGAACTCGATCCAGACCGTGCGACCGGCCCGGATGAAGACACGGTCTGGCGCGCCGATCCGGCCCGGCCACTCGACCTTGCGGGCGAACCAACCGTCCTTCTCGGCGCGTTTTACCGTCGGGATCTCTACGGCCTTTTCTAGCACTGACGGAAACCCTCCTCCGAGCACTTGACCCACGCCCGCATGCCGCCCATCCGGGAGGGGACTTCCTTCAGGTAGCCCTTCTTCGCGAGGCGCACGCAGTGCGCTCTGACCTGCCGGGTGGTGACGTTACCGTGGCCGTCACTGCGGAGGCAGTTTTTCAGATAGTAGGTGTGCTCCTGGGCACGCTTGAAGTACCCGAGGAGCACCTTGTCTGGGACGTTATAGCGTGTCATCGGCTTCCCCTTCAATCGGCGGAACTTGGCGGTGCAACTGGTAGCCCCTACGAACCAAGTAGATCGTATCGTCCACCGAACGATAGAGCTTCAACCTTCTGTCGGGATCTCCCTCTTCCGAAGACCACAAGAGGAGACCGAGATCCACTTTATCCCCGATAGGGGGATACTTGGTCTTCCGCTTCTGCCACTCTTTCCAGACGATCTCGCCGCCGATCCAGAGGCAGCGACCCTCCGGCCACTCCGCAACGCGGATAACGCCGTGCGTTTCCGTGTCCACGCGGACGAGTTCCGGGTTGAGGTCTTCCACCTCGACCTCGTCTGCGAACATGTCCACCTGACGGAACCTGCCGTCGAAGAACTCCGCGCACGGTCTTACCCACACGGGACCTTTTCCCGTCTCGTTCTGATAGACCACCACGGGCGAACAGTCCCGCTCGTTGACGGCGAAGGAGAGGATACAATACCTCTCCCCCGATTTCACATGCTTCCAGAGTATCATCTCACCACTCCATCGCTATTTGGTTGTCCGGCAGCTCGGGCTTCTCTTCCTCGGGCTCCGGGTCCGGGTACGGCAGCACTTCGGCCACGTTGACCACGGTCCTCCACGCGTCATTGGGCTCAGCGAAGAGGGCCGTCTGCGGATCATACAGGACGTTCTGGAGCCTCTTCCTCGTGAACCACAAGGTCGCCTGGACTTGGTGCGGGCGCAGCTCGACCGCGTCCGCAAACAGTTGGATATCTAATTCGACTTCCTGGTAGATCCGCGTCGTCATCCTGACGTCTTTCATGACCCCGTTCTTGCCGGACCAGACATAATACATATGGCCGTCCACGGTCACGGCATCGCTCCCGAGCGGGTCAACGATGTTGTCATAGAAGGCCCGCGTCTTGGGTCCTTTGGTGACCTCCAGAAAATCGGCCTCGCCCTTCAGGAAGCGCATGGCCCGATCCCGGCAATGTCCATAGGTCGAGACCACCCGGTCGTCCCGGCCTTCCTTGAGCCCGACCAAGCAGGATGCGAGGCTCCGCAGGTTGCCGTGGTAGTCCGAGTTCGGGGACAGGGCGACGAAAGCCGCGACCACGCGCGGCAGGGGCACGTCGTAGAACAGAGCGAACTGCCGCATGACGTCGTGGTACCGGCGATAGGCCAAGGTGCCTTCGAACTTGTCGGTGCGGTCGGCGAGCGTCCAGGTCCTCACTATGTTTCGCATGGCGTCAATCCTTGATCAGAACTTTGGAGATGAAGCCCTCAGAGCCAAGCGGCAGATCGCGCGCCCAGCGAGGCTTCTCTTCCATGCATTGGATGAGGGTTTTCAGCTCCTCTTCCGCTCTTTCTTCCTTCGACAGACCGATGATCTGGTCGTGCACGTGAAGCCGGATATCGATCCCTTCCTTCGCGGCCAGCACCATGCCGTGGGCGAGTAGGTCGCGAGCGATGGCTTGGTCGGCGTTCTCGGTCAGTTTGCCGGGGTGCGTCGAGATCCGCATCCACCGCTTCTTGTCGTCCAGGCCCTCGTAGGTGATCGAGTCCTTCATCTTGCCCCAGGGCATACGGACCTTCTCGATCCGGGGGCGGCAGTAATGGAGTGCCCGGCCCGAGGGGAGGATCATGCGCAGGAACGGACCCTTGCGGTCAAACCGGACCTGATCGAACTCCACAACCTTGCCGGTGCGGATGCATTTCTTCGCGGCCCGCTCGATTGCGTACCAGTAGTCCTTGACTTCCTCGAACTCCCGGCGGAAGACGTCCACCGACAGCTTCGACTGTTCCTGCGTGAAGTCGGTAACGCCCATGTTCCATGCGTAGCCGAGGAGCCCGGTGGCTTCCTTCTCGCCGGTCTTGTAGTTGTAGCGCTCCTCCCCGGCTGAGAGCATGTATCCGCAGCCCAGCACGCCCGGCTTCGACGTCGTGCGCTTGGTCTTGTCGCCGTTCACATACTCCTGGAAGAGCTTCTCGTAGCCCTGCCCGAAGAGGTACGTGGCGAAGTCGATATAGGGGTCCCGGTTCTCCTCGAAAACCCGCAGGATCTTCGGGCATCGAGCAAGCCAGCCGAGCACCCGGTTTTCAATCGCGTTCAAGTCCGCGTCGATCAGCATGTAGCCGTCGGGCGCTTGCACCGCCGGTCGGATGACCGAGGCGAGCACGTTCATCGGGTCCGGGTAGACCAGACCGAACGCCTCGGGGTCCAGGACCTCGACCGCGTGCGCATGGGTCGGCAGACCCTTCTCGTATTTCTTGTCCGGGCGCGGGAGGTTCTGCGGCTGGAAGATCCGGCCACCCCAGCGCCACGTGCGAGCGGCACCGGCGAACTGGAGGGTGTAGCGGATCACCGGGTCATGGTCATCCGTTGCGCGGCGCAGCGCCTTGAACTTCGTGGGGCTGGTCCGGCTGACCTCAGACCGCAGCTCCAACACCCGCAGGAGATCGTCGTCCTCCAGCTCCGGGCCGCCGTTGTGACCGATCATCGGGGATGGGCCGCCGATGAGATCGAACTCCTCTTCCAGCTCTTCCTTGCGGCGCTCGATAGCGCGCTCGATATGCCCCTTCTTCAGATCGTCGAACGGGTATCCGTGGTCTTGCAACCAAGGTAGGAGCTGGTCACCGGAGTTCGCATTCTCCAGGCCGGTGATCTCCTCCATCTCCCGGAGCTTCGTTCGCTTCGCGTGCTCGTAGAGACGGATGGCGTTATCCACCATGCCGAGATTGATCGGGATGCCGCGCTCGTTGATCTCCTGGTCGAGGTGCCAAAGAGCCCACTCCTCGTCAGACGGCATGTAGTGTTTCAGCCGGTGGTAGATCTTGCGCTCGGCGATCTCGTCTCGGCGGTTGTAGAGCTTGTAGAGTTCCCAATCCTTGGGGTCTTCCCACCAGTGAACACGGGTCCGGGCGTCCCTCTTCGTCGGCTTCCTCGGTTTCGAGAACTTGCGGATGAGGCGCATGCCCTCATCCATCTTCACCTCGTCCTCCGACAGATCGACGACCGGGCCTGCCTTCTCCAGCTTACCGGGAAGCGAGCACGTCAGCGCGAGCACCATGGTATCGCGCCACGATCTGAGCGGCGTATCGATCCCCAGAACGTGCCGGGTGATGTTGATTTCGAAGGGTGCGTTCCAGGCCCATTTATCGACCTCGGGGTCTTCCAGCGCCTCCAGGAGGCCCTCCGGTGGGGGCATGCCCTCGACCGGCACCCATTGCTCTTGCGGCTTGTCGTTGAGCGACCAAGCACACATGAGGACCTCGTTCGACGGGTGACGGCAGTACCGCCCCGAGCCGACTTGGGTCAGGTCAATGTCGCAATAGCCTTCATAGTCAAGATGGACGCGGTCCCTCGCCATTAAACCCGCACCAGCTCTGCGTCGGGAAAGAGCTTCGTCCGTTGATGCAAGATCCGAAGGAAAACACCTTCCCCTTCTACCTCTCTTTCGAGATCAACGCCTTTTTGAACAGTGATCCGGCGGGCGGAAATCATGCACAAGATACGGAGAGGAACACGTTGCGTGACGACAACCGTCCGTCGCTGTGCTTTGTTGTTCTCTATTTGAAACCAGACGTCTCGGGCGCTGTCTTCATCTTCGCAGACGAACAAGTGCTCATAGGTCCCAGGTAGGGCGAGTTCATTAATACTGGTTTTAGGGGCCACAATCTCACTCCTCCACGATTTCGATGAACTCGCCGTGAGGGACCTCGATAGTGCCGAGGAGGGCCTTGCCGACGATATAGTCGGTCTTGTCCTGCACCTCGTAGGTATTGTCGCCCGTGCGCTTCGTGTAGAGCCGCTGGCCGAGGATGAACCCGTTCTCGCGCAGCTCGTGGGCGAGCGCCGACATGCTCTCGTGGTGCGTTCCGAACATCACGAAATTGTTGAAGCCGTTACGGCCCACGGTGGTGAGGGTGATCTTGTAAACTTGCATGGTCAGCGCTCCGGGAGGGGTTGTTGCACGTCCGATGACTGCAGTCGTCAGACGTGCAACAGGTCAGGAATTAGACGAGGCTATCGCCGTCGTCGTCTTCATCCTCGTCCTCATCATCGTCCAGCTCGGCATCCTCGCCGACGAGATCATCCGAGAACTTCTCGTTCGGATCGACCGGGCCAGCTCCGAACGCCTCGCCCTTGCGGAGATACTGCACGATCTCCAGGGACGCGTTGATGCGCTTGCCGTGCTTGTTGTCCTGGACCCAGAGACGGACCAGAGCGTTGACGTAGCAGCCGGAATACGGAGCGCGTTCGCCGCCCTCCTCCGCTTCGGCCCAGACCATGTCGCCGTCCTTGTTCTTGACCTTGCGGTTCTGGATCACCGACGGCTTTTTGCTGTTGGACGCCGAGACGTAGGAGTGCCCTTCGTAGCCGTCCCAATCCTCCAGGTCGCCATCGCGCAGGCAGACCTTCTCAGGCTTCAGCTTCGGCCACTTCTTGGGGTTGTCGCCCCACTTTTTGCGCTTGGCCTCGTCCGCCGCCTTCTTCAGCTTTTTGACGTTGTTGTTGGGATCGTCTTCCTTGTCGATCAGGAAGTTGCAGTGGAAGTTGCCGGGCCGGGTGGTCCCGTCATCGTTCGTCATCTCGTCTCCACGCGTGTAGAGATCCTGTGCGAACGACAGGCGGACGTCCCTGAGAAGGACCTCTCCAACTACTTCTTTGTCAGCCATGGTGTTCTCCTATATCAGGCTCGTGACATCATCATCGCTTAACGCATCGTCGAACCGTTCGGAGACGGTCTTGAGCGGTTCGCGCGGATCACTCAACGGGACCAAAGCAGGCTTCGACTCCGATTGGGTGACATGCTCTTCGAAGAGTTCCCGGAAAGCACGCTTGCCGAGGACCTCCTCTGTCTGCGCCGGACTTCTTAGTTTCGAGATATAGGCGTCACGGCCCAACCTATTCTCTATCTTGTTTTTGGACTTCTCCGGGTCCTTCCAGGCACGCGCTCCGGCCCGGCCCGGTACCAACTTCATGTTGGGCGTCGGCCTACCGTGCTCCGCATCCGCATACGCTTCCGCGTGTAGCTGATCTAGCCATTTAATGAACATCGGCCTGTGGTTCAAGATGTAGGACCGTTGTTCTGGGGTGACCGCCGGTGGGAGCGGTGGCGCTATGTCGATCTCCGCCAGATCGTCCACCTCATCGAGCTTGAGATCGAAGAGATCCAGGTTCTTTTCCGCTCGCTCTTTGCAGACATTGAGAGCCGCTGCCTTGCAGAACTTGCACTGTTTTTCGCCTGGATTGGCTTGGGCGTTCGGGTCATCGCACCTTTTGGCATCGCGCTTGATCAGCTCCCCTTCGGCGAGCACTGTCGCCATGGTCGTCCGCCAGACGCCGCCGCCACCGGCAGCGCGTGGCTGTTCGATTACGATGATGACGTCAATGTCTTTCGGGTCAACCCCTTCGAACGCTTCTCGGGCAAACGTTTCCCACACGCCGAGGCAATAGAGGATACCCTGATCGTTGTACTCCGGCTTGACCGGGACGCCCTCGCCGTACTTCCAGTCGAACACCAACAGGAGGTTCCGCAGGACGTTGACGAGGAAGAAGTCCGACGTGCCGAAGCCGCCCGGCTCCAGGGTCCACGGCTCGATATCGACCTGGACCTCGACGTACCATTCCGCGCCGGGCTCTTCCATGTAGTCCCGGACATAGTCCAGGCCGTAGTACATGTTGTCGCACATCTCCTGATCGAAATAGAGGATGCCGTGACCCTCCACCTCCATCGGCTTGCCGACGAACCCCTGCGGCTCCAGTCCGAACTCAAGGCAGAGCGCCGCGTACTCGTGGAAGACGGTACCCAGCGCAGCCTCTATGCCGCTCGTGTCCGGTAGACCCTCTTCGCGTCGAGGGGCTACGGGACAGGCGCGCCACCGATGGGCTCCTGAAGGTCCTCTTTTGGCGTGTGCTCCGGGCAATGCAATCTCCGCGTCAGGATTAGTGAGGGCGCGCTGGGAGGAGGATGCGCGCCCTCGGTTTTAGGCGGCCTGGGAGGAGGATGGCCGCCTAAGTCGAACGATATCAGACGAGCGCGCCGTCGTCATCCTCGTCTTCTTCCTCTTCCTCGCCGCCGTCGAAGTCCGGCACTTCACCGTCCTCGTACTGCTTGAGGTAGCCCAGGGCCTCGGCCCAATTTTCTTCCTCGATCTCGGTGGCCTTGCCGACGCCGAAGTATTCCAGGATCGACTTGACTTCGCCGATGCGTTCCTTGCGGACGTCCTTGTCCTTCACGCCGAGATACTCGGTGAAGGCTTCGGAGACCTGATCAAGGGTCGGACCCTTCTTCTTGGCGGGGGTGGCCTTCTTGCCACCAGAGGCGGCTTTTCCACCGGAACTTTTGGCCGCTGTGGACTTCCCCGAGGAAGACGAGCTGGAGGCCGCAGCCTTGCCGCCGGACATCTCCATCATCTTTTCGAGGGCTGCGGTGTTTGCCTTCAACGCGGCAGTGAGTTCTTCAATAGCACCAGACATGTGTTTTCCCTTGGTTGCGTGGTCACTCGTAATTACCAACCCGACATAGATGGGGCATGGAAAGGGGATTGTCAATACGGGGTAGTATGTCTATATGTAGGGGCCGGAAAACAGGAGACCACAAGATGTCCAAGTACGACAGTCCGACCGACGCACCGACCGAATTTCACCAGCTCCTCCTGGAAGCGACCCCGGTCAACGAGCACGGAAACCGTACGATCCTCCACCTCTCTGAGATCCTCGGCGTCACCCGCTGGGCGATCACCAAATGGATTTTGAACAACCGCATCCCGGCCCGGCGCGCCAAGCAGATCGTCGATCTCAACCCGGACAACCCCAAGATCTCGCTCGACCGTTTCGAGAAGTACGTCTACGGCGATTGACCCTTGCACCCTATTCGGGCGAGGCATACATTCGTCAATCCTGACTCGTGATCTCCGTGGGACCGTTCATGTCAAACAACGACAACCATATAATCCGATATTCGACAGGACGAGCCACCAACTTCGGTAAAGCGAAGAACCGCTCCGACAGTTGGAAAGTATTCCGCAGACAGTTTATCAAACCTTATCGCACCATGGAGCGCTTCTCTGCTTACCTGAAGCTGCCCCAGGACGAACAAGTCAATCTGAAGTCTCAGGCCGGTTGGTACTACCGGACCCAGATCGAAGGCAAGAAGCGTAAAGCCAACACCGGCAAGCCCACCGACATCTTCACCCTCGACTTCGATTACGCTACCTCCGAGTTCATGGAAGAGCTGGAACTTGGTCTGGTCTGTCCGGGCCTTGAGTTCTTCGTGCACTCCAGCCGCAGGCACACCGACGAGAAGCCCCGGCTCCGCATCATCGGCATCTTCGCCCGGCCTGTGACCAACGACGAGTACGGCCCGGTCACGCGTATAATCGCCAAGATGTTCGACCCCGAGATGGCGATGGTGGACAAGGTCTCGTTCCGTCGGGCACAGATGATGTTCTACCCGACCGCCTCGAAGGACGGGGACTACTTCTATACCCACAGCCGAGGCGAACTGTTCGACCCGGATCTCATCCTCGACGAGTTCGAGGTGCTCAATGGCGACTGGCGGGTGATCACGAACCTGCCCCACGTCGAGGGCGAGGAGATGCGGGAGCACGCCGACAAGGCCGAGAACCCGCACGACAAACCGGGCCTGATCGGGGCATTCTGCCGCACCTACTCGATCCAAGACGCCATCGAGAAGTTCGACCTGCCGTACGACCCGGTGGACGATCATAGCGAGAAGCCCCGTTACACATACCGGGGTGGCACCACCTCCTCCGGCGCTGTCGTCGAGGACGACGGCCTCTTCCTCTTCTCCCACCACGGCTCCGACCCGTGTGCGGACATGCTGGTCAACGCGTTCGACCTCGTCCGTATCCACAAGTTCGGCGACCTGGACGACCCCAACGACCGGGAGACCCCGATCAACAAGCGGGAGTCGTTCAAGGCCGTTAACGATTTTCTGAAGGACGACCCCGGCACCAAGAAGGCCATGGCCGCCGAGAAGTATGATCAGCTCGCCATGTTTGACGAGGTGGACGCTGAGTACCTCGAAGAGGCCGAGGAAGACGAGCTGGACGACGAAATCGAGGACCTGATCGGGGAAGTCCCGAAAACCCCTCGGGCGGCGGGTTCACCCGCTCCAGTACAGCGGCGGAAGAAGACCAAGCCGCCGAAAGACTGGTTCCCCGAGCAACTCGACCTGGGCAAGCACGGCGACATCATCCCCAACGTCCAGAACGCCGTCACGATCTGCACATACGACGCCCGGCTATGGGAAGCTATCGCCATGGACGAGTTCCGTGGCTTGAAGGTCCTCCGGCGCACGATCCAGTCGAAGTCCGATCTGCTGGCCAGTGTTGCCTGCAAGGACGAGGTCAAGGGCGACCGCTGGAGCGACACGCACAGCCACGCCGTACGCATGATCCTCGCTATGTCCAACGGCAAGGGCAAGTCCGGCTACGGCCTGTCGAAGCTGTCCGAGCGCGATCTATCCGACGCGATCTTCGCGGTCGCCTTCAAGAACCGGTTCCACCCGATGAAGGAATATTTCGACCACTGCACCAAGGTCGTGGGCTGGGACGGGAAAGAGCGGATCGCTCGCCTGTTTATCGACTTCCTCGGATGCCGTGACGAGCCCTACTACCGGGAGACGGCCATGCTGATCATGGTCGCCTCGGTCGCCCGCATCATGGAGCCGGGCTGCAAGTTCGACTTCGCGCCGGTGCTGCAAGGTGCCCAGGGTATCCGCAAGTCCACCTTTATCGAGGTCCTCTACGGGTCCCGCTTCTACAAGGAACTCAACCACGATCTGAAGGACGTCCAGAAGACCGCCGAGAACATGTCCGGCGTCTGGGGCGCTGAGCTGGGCGAGCTGTCCGCGCTCAACAAGTCCGACCACAACGATGCGAAGCAATTCATGTCGAACAAGACCGACACCGTCCGTATGGCCTACGCCCGCGAGCCTTCGGAGTTCCCTCGGCAGTGCGTCTTCTGGGGCACGACGAACGACAACAAGTATCTGAAAGACCCGACCGGCAACCGCCGTTGGTGGCCCATCATTATCAACGTCCCGGTGATCGATACTGTCGAGCTTGAGGCCGTCCGTGAACAGCTCTGGGCCGAAGCCTTCCACGTGTATAGACGGATGCGAGAGGAGACGCCTGAAGGCGACTTGCCGCTCTTCCTGCATAGCCGGTCCGCAAAGGACCGCGCGCTCATCCTCCAGGAAGGCGCACGCACGATCACGATGGCCGAGACCTGGACCGACAAGATCCAGCTCTGGGCGGACGAGCCAGTATCGCTCGCACAGCTCAAATCGGAATTTGGGATCGAGCGGATGCCAGACCCGGAAGAGGAAGAGATCATGGTCCGCCGGAACGTGTTCCTGCGAGACCACGCTCGGGAGTTCGCCTTGAACTTCGACCGGCTCTCCACCAGCGAGCAAGTCTCCATGAACTTCGAGAAGGCGCTAGGCCACCTAACCGGGTGGGATCGGGAAGAGGCCGTCCGTGTGTGCGGCAGAACACAACGCCACCTCGGCCTCGCCGGGAAATGGTTCGCCCGCAAGGGCGTGTCGGAAGAAGAGGTGAAGCTCGGCTACACCGTGATCGTCGAGGACGACGTCGAAGATCTGATCTGAGGAAGTTGCGGGTGCCTCTAGGGCCTGCGTCCCTTGATTGGGAGCCCGGCACCCGCGCTTCATGAGCCGAATTAGCCTGCTTGCCCGCCGAGCTTAGGACGACCCTCTGGGTCCGGCTGGCCGCAACCTACCACTAGATGAGAGCCTCTGCAATCTGGTTGAGCGCATCGCCGCCCCACTGGAGCGCACCAGCATCGGCCATGCCTGGGAACGATCTGGAGCGCTCGTGGCCGCGATCCTCGCCGGGCTTCATGAGCCAGATCTTGCTCCACTTCTTCCACTCCTCGGTGCCCTTCTCCGGCGGCGTGAGCATGTCGGTCGGCTCCAGCCCCTTCAGGTTCTTCAGGTACCAGCCGGTCGCCTTGAACACCGGGTGACCGAACCACCACGGTTGCACGATGTGCGGCGCTGGAAGGTCGTCAGGCATGTGCTTGAGCGCGATGTCGTGCATGACCGGGTTCTCGACCGCGATCCGCTCCACAGGGGCTTTCCAGCACGCCGTGAAGAGATCCACCGCCTCGGCGAACTCCTGCTTCATGGAGTCCCACGTCCGGCCCTTGGGGAGCTGCTTGGGAGGCGTCATGTAGCCCGGCCCGGACAACCACCGGCGACCGGACCGGCACAGCCTTGTGCACGGCGGGTGGAGCACGACCAGAAGGTCCCAGCCCTCGTTGAGGTAGTCCCGCACGTCGCCGACGATGTGGTGATTGCTGCCGTCCTCGGCGGGCAGTAGATCGCAGGACCACGTGTCGTGTCCCCAGCCCGTGAAAGCCCGCCGGAAGATCCCGGAATACTCGCAGCCGATCAGCACCCTCATGCCAGCGCTCCTGCGTTTCTCGTTCTTACCACCGAGTCAGAGCCGAACCCCGTCTCGATGACAATCCGCTTCCCGGAGACCTGACCACGGAAATAAAAATGCTCTACGTGGATCGTCGCATTGCTGTCTTCGAGCGCCTTGCGAAAGTCCGCAACGAGCTGATCTATCTGTTCTTGGTTCAAGGCGCTCATGCCAGTGCTCCTGCGTCCATCTTGAGGGAAACGTCCACGAACCAGTTGGCGACGTCCTGGGGTGTGATGGTCCGAAAGAACAACGACGTCCCGAGCCATCCGGTTTTCGGATCTCGCTGGACGCGCCCGCCACAATAGAGGTCGCCAACCTGCATGATCCGATAGTTCTCCGGGTCCACGTGGACGCCGCCGACCGCTGACAGGCAAATCTTGAAAGCGACGTTCCCGCCGCCGACAACCATATATCCGTTGTGCACTAAGTGATTCATACCAAGTCCCTCCAGTCATCGTCGTCGTCCACGCTGCCGACCAGATCTTCCCACTCGTCGTCGTCCGGTACTTTGAGCTGGAAGCCGAGGAGGCCCTGGCCGTCTCGCTCCTCGTGCTCGCTATTGCGGATGAACCACGACCCGTGCACCCCGAAGCGGCGACAGCGTTGCGGACCGCGCCAGCCGGGGATGTCCTTGAGGAGGCTTGCGACGTGCCGTGGAGAGCATTCCCACCGGAGCCAATCCGCGATGTCAGCGCACCGGAACGCGCAGCGTGCGACGTCGTAGTGAAGGTAGTCCGAACAGCGGTCGAAGGGTGCGTCGTAGTAGGAAAGCAGGTCCGTAAGTGCAACAGGCTCGTCGAGAAACGCCTTCGCTTGTGCAACAGGATCTTCAATCAGCTTCCCGTCGAGATCGTAAATCATGGTTTTCTCCGTGGTCCAAACGGCCATGTAGGGGCTATGTGCAACACTTTCAAGAAGTCCCGGTTACAATTCCCGGTTACAGCTAAAAAGTCAAGGGTTTCTGCGGTCCGGCGGGCTCCCGAAGGGTGATTTGTAACCGGGTTTGGCAATTCCCCTATTAGGAGATCGTAATCGTTTTTTAGGTGTTGCATGTGTGTACGATGTCCCCCGAAAAGTATAGACACTACACACATGCAACACCTCCTCTTCCTCTTTTATATCCTCACTCCACTTTTTCGGTTACTGGTTACAAATCACTCTAAGTATCTGAAACACCTAAATAAAAGCTGTAACCGAGATTGTAACCACATGTGCAACACCTATACATGTGCAACACCTATACATGTGCAACACCTCCCTACATGTGCAACAGGAGGTACCCTG